ATATCATATAAAGATTATAGGGAAACGCTATCACAGCTTAACGAGGTCTATTGTGAGGCGTACCGTGGGGATTTAAAGCCATTGGCCGCGCATCTCAGAGGTTTGAAGGCACAAATAAGAGAGGATCACCCAGAGCATAGCGACAGGTATACACGGGAAGCATTAGGGTATCTATCAAAGGAGGTGGCACAATGAGAAATTACAAAGGCAATTCAGCACTCATAGCAATGCAAAAGCAAGACAAGCGTCAGAGCCTGGTTGCTAGTATCATTGGCGGCGCTTGTTTGATTGTAAGCGCATTAATAGGCGCGGCGGTGGTGTATGCCTTCGCCTTCACTGTTTTAGCTTTAGGAGTTTAGACCATGAGAGTTTTAGTAGCTTGTGAGTATAGCGGGAAGGTTCGGGAAGCATTCAGAAGGCGCGACCATGAGGCGTACAGTTGCGACCTGCTAGAATCAGACGATGATAGCCCCCACCACTACAGGGGCGATTGTTGGGAGGTTATCGGTTTGGGTTGGGATCTTATTATCATGCACCCACCTTGCACCGCTCTCGCAGTCTCAGGGAATGCCCACTATGCTTTGGGGATGAAACGCCACGGGGAGCGTTTACAGGCAATTGAATGGACACTTGCATTATATGCCCATGCAAAAGAGAACGCGCCACAGGTAGCAATGGAGAACCCTGTCGGGGTGTTGCCAATAAAGGCCAGTCAATACGTCCAGCCTTACCAGTTCGGTAATCCTGAGAGTAAGAAAACCGGCCTGTGGCTTCACAATTTGCCGCCATTAATCGCTACTGATGATCTTGAGGCGCTCTGGCGTACACTACCGAAGAAAGAGGCGCAGCGAATACATATGCTGCCACCAAGCGCTGACAGGTGGAAGATCAGAAGCGAGACCTATCAAGGCATAGCCGACGCAATGGCGCAACAGTGGGGTGGGTCATGAATAAAAGTTTTAAGTTTATAGGAGATCACCCGCGCCTGGTTGCAAACGCCTATTACACTATTCCAGCGCTTCACATTATAACAAAGATCAACACGTCAACACTACATAGCCGCCTACGTAACAAGAAAGACTTTACAGAGCGAGACGTTAGACCGAGCGGGCCGCCTATTATAGGACCGTTAGCAAAGCGCAGAGAGGAGCTAGAGAACAGGCTGGAGACCAGGCACATGCGAGAGTCTGACAAGTGGCTACGAATTGCGCTATAATAGACAAACAAACAATAGAGAGAGGTAACACAATGTACAGCAGAGACCATAGTTGGCTACACGGAGACGAGCACATGACAGAGATAGACGAACTACACCAGCAACACGATAAGAGCTGCAGAGAAGACTTCTTTATGATTGTTGATGATCTTTTGATTAATCTGAAGTACTTGAGGAATGACCCGCACTTTGTTCCAGATGGTAACGATGAAGAGATGCTGGCGGACCTCTGCGACCAACTAGCTCAGAATGTTGGTAGGCTTGTTTGAGTCTCTATAGAGACCTTTTAGAGCCTTTTAGGGTTTTAGCTTCTACTACTTGTTGTTAACCTCTGAAGAGCTTTAAAAGATAACTAGCGGTCTCTAGAGATCCATTATATCCACATTAAAAACACTGTCAAGCAGGCGAATAATTATGTTTCAACAATATATGACAAGCGGCGCATTGACGCCGTACACGATGGCTCTGTTTAAAGCTGCCAATGATGTTGGCGGCGGGTTGTTATCTTTATTAGACGCTGCTAGACTGTACGCGGTGGATACTGAAGCACTTGATCAGTTTCTTAAAGAGATGCGAGAGTATGATAAATTTAACAGAGGTATAAAATAATGAGATGGTGGATATTCGAGAGATTGTTGTCAATAGAGTTCCGAATGGGCGTTGGCCTGTTTGACCTGGAGGCTGTAGAATCTAGACCTGTTTGGGTTTACAACACGAAAACAGATGAGACTACGGCTATGCCGATGGACGGTCTTATTCTACTATTGCCGTTCCTTATCATTTCTTACGGTTACGTATACGACATAGAGGAAATTTAAAATGCCATTTAATCAGACGCACCTACCCTGTGATGCTTGCGGCTCGTCAGACGCAGCGGCTGCCAACGAGAACGGATCAAAGAAATGCTTTAGCTGCGGCGACTTTCAGAAGGGCGATAACAGCGGCGCTATTACAATGCCAGACATAGAGGAAACGCCACGCCCTAAGCAGAGCTTCGACTCAATAGAGAACCTACTTACTACTGGACGCTATAACGCTATACCTGAGAGAGGTATTACAACGGCGACTGCTAAGAAATATGGCGTCATTCACAACCCAGATAAGACCTATTTCAGCTATCATTCACCAGACGATGCGAACACGCCGATAGCATCCAAGATCCGTCAGCACGACAAGCAATTTTACCAGGTGGGCAACTGGAAAGAGTCAGGACTATTCGGCCAGCACTTGTTCAGTAAAGGCGGCAAGACTGTTACAATTACAGAAGGCGAGTTTGACGCCCTAGCGAGCTACCAGATGCAAGGGAGCAAGTACCCTGTAGTCAGTATCAAGAATGGCGCTAGCGGCGCTCTAGGAGACTGTAAGGCCGCTTACGAATGGCTAGACACCTTCGACACCATTGTAATCTCCTTTGACAGCGACGAACCAGGCATTAAAGCCGCCAGAGAGGTGGCAGAGCTGTTCGGCGGTAAGTCTAAGGTGATGAAGTACCCAAGCCAGTACAAGGACGCTTGCGACTTCTTACTCCAAGACGACGACAGAGCCTATATTGCATCCTTCTGGGCTGCAGAGCGATTTGTCCCAGATGGTATCATCAATGGCGCTAGTCTATGGGATGAAGTTAACAAGCCAGTAGAGACTGCTGCTGTCATGTACCCCTGGGCAGGTGTCAATAAACTGACCTTTGGTATCAGAGAGGCAGAGCTAGTGACAATCACTGCAGGCTCTGGACTGGGTAAGTCTCAGTTTGTAAGAGAGATAGTGTGGCACATCCTGCAGCACTCAGAGCAGAACATCGGCTTGTTGTTCCTTGAAGAGAACGCACGTAAGACAGCTCTGTCGCTTATGTCACTAGCAGCTAACAAGCCTATACACCTACCAACAGTAGAGACTACAGAAGAGGAACGCTGGGATGCTTTCGAGAAAACTATGGGCACTAACCGCTTGTATTTGTTTGACCACTTTGGAAGCACCAGCATCGATAACATTGTTGCCCGCTGTCGCTACATGGCAAAAGCGCTGGACACCAAGTTCTTGTTCCTAGACCATGTCTCTATTGTTGTATCAGCTCAGAGCAACGGCGACGAACGTAAGGCACTGGATGAGATCTGCACCAAGCTCAGGATGCTAGTTCAAGAGACAGGCATCACGTTGTTCATGGTAAGCCACTTGAAGAGACCAGACGGCAAAGGTCACGAGGAAGGCGCTGCTAGCTCACTGTCACAGCTCAGAGGCTCAGCATCTATAGCGCAGCTGTCTGACATGGTGATAGGGCTTGAGAGGAACGGCCAGGCAGATGACCCAATAGAACGCAATACAACTCACGTAAGGATTCTGAAGAATCGCTTTGCAGGTATTACAGGACGAGCTGCTGGCTTGCTCTATAACCAGGAAAGCGGTAGAATGTCAGAAATTATGGAGGAAGCCTTGTGAGATGTTTAGCCTGTAACGTAGCTCTATCAGACTTTGAAGCGACACGTAAGTCTGCAGTATCTGGGTCTTTCCTGGATTTATGCAACGGCTGTTGCGCACATACTACAGAAGATATTGACACGATAGACAGGATAGACTTAAAATCGGAGTCAGACTTTGAACCAATGGTGAATGACAATGAGCAAGATAGGTAACTGGGTGCTAGACATCCAAGAAAGAAAGACACAGATAAGACATGCTAACCCTTACGACAGACACAGCAACAAGCCAGATACGGCAAGGCACTACTATGTTGATTACACTAGATTTAGAGACCAACACCGACCACGATACGATCTGGTGCGGAGTAACTGAGGAAGTCAAGACAGGCAAACAGCTTGTCCACACTTCTCCAGACACTCTAATACCTGTATTGCGTGATGCAACAGGTGTAATTGGTCACAATATTATAGGATTCGACGCTCCAGTGCTTGAAAACGTGTGGGGATTACAGCTACCAGACAGTCAGTTGATAGATACTTTAGTCCTCAGCAGGTTGTATAACCCTTCTCTGGAAGGTGGACACAGTTTAGATAGCTGGGGCAAGAGATTTGGTGATTTAAAGCTTGACTTTTCAGACTACAATGCTGGTCTATCCGATGAGATGATAGATTATTGCAAGCAGGACGTAGCTTTAACCACTAGACTGTATACACACTTGCTTAACGTGCTTAAACAAGAGGATTTCATCGACACATGCGTAAATTTAGAGCACAAGGTCGCCATCATTACGGCGGTTCAGGAGAGAAATGGCTTCGTACTAGACGTCAGTGGGGCAACATCCCTCTACCAGAAGATAACTCACAGGATGAGGACGATAACAACAGACCTGCAGAAGGTATTTCCACCGATAGTGGAGGAGAGATGGTCCGAGAAGACGGGGAAGCAGCTGAAGGACAAGGTAACAGAGTTCAATGTGGGGTCACGGAAGCAGATAGCAGAGCGATTGACAACAGCCGGTGTTATATTCTCTCAGAAAACTGAGAAAGGTTCTGTAATTGTTAACGAAAAGGTGCTTGAAGGTATTGACATTCCAGAAGCTAAGGTTATTTACGAGTATCTTATGCTGCAGAAGCGCTCAGCACAGATAGATTCCTGGTTATCCTTTGAGAAGAACGGCAGGGTTCACGGTAGAGTCATCACTAATGGCGCTGTGACAGGTAGAATGACACATCTCAGCCCTAACATGGCTCAAGTGCCGTCAGTGTCAGCACCGTATGGTAAAGAATGTAGATCCTTCTGGACTGTGCCACACGGCTACAAGCTAGTAGGTATAGATGCCAGTGGTTTAGAGCTACGTATGCTGGCACACTACATGCGAGACACCAAGTACACCAACGAGATCCTAAGCGGTGACATACACACTGCTAACATGAAGGCAGCAGGACTCACGGACCGCAACCAGGCGAAGACATTTATATACGCTTTCCTGTACGGTGCAGGTCCAGCTAAGATAGGCGAGATTGTTAAAGGTGGCTACAAGGAAGGACAGCAGCTTATGGCGGCGTTTCTACGCAACACACCAGCATTGGCTAAGCTACGTGACAAAGTGGCTAGACTGGCTCTCTCAGGCACTCTACAGGGTCTTGATGGCAGACGACTAAGAGTCAGGTCACAACACGCAGCACTCAACACACTGCTGCAAGGTGCAGGCGCTATAGTAATGAAGCAAGCGTTGATAATATTGTCAGAGACATTGACAGCTCGCGGGATACCTTTTAAGATTGTGGCTAACGTACATGATGAATTTCAAGTGGAAACGCCTGAGCACTTCGCTAAGGCAGTAGGCAAGGTAGCAGTAAAAGCTATTCAGAAAGCAGGTGAGCACTTCGATCTGCGCTGCCCTCTGGATGGTGAGTTCAACATAGGTAACAATTGGGCAGAAACACATTGACTTTTCTAAAGTTTGTGTGGTATAATATACATAGATCAGTTGTGATCTAAAACAGCACTTAAACGCAACATTTCAATCAAAGGTGATATCATGGAACAAGCAAAACCAGTAACAATTCAAGCAGACGTAATGTGGGCAAACCTGGTAGAAGAGAACAAACTGTCTGGTAAGTACCAGGTAAATCTAGCCAACCTGTCTAGCAACGCTGTAGACGCCCTGGAAGAGATGGGCATCAATGTACGAAACAAGGCAGAGCAAGGCGAGTTCATTACCTGCAAGTCTAGCAAGCCAATCCGAGCATATGACACAGACGGTGAAGAGATCAAAGGCGTCTTGATTGCCAACAACTCCAAGGCTAAAGCTGTCATTGGTCACTACGACTGGACCAGCCCGTCAGGTGCTAAAGGTCGTAGCCCTTCACTGATGAAGCTAGTGATCACAGACTTAATCCAGTACACGCCTGAAGTAGATATGGCAGAAGCTTTGTGATCTTAATTGATGCAGACATCTTGGTCTATCGTCTAGGCTGGTCTTGTAACGAAGAGTCTGAGAAAGCAGCCATCAGAGGTATTGATGGCTTTATTACCGACCTTTTAGCATTCCACCTTGGAGCCGATGAAGAAGAGTCCGAGTATGTTCTGTATCTCACTGGTAAAGGAAACTTTCGCAACGACTACGCAGTAACTGCTCCCTACAAGGGCAACCGAAAAGATAAGGCAAAGCCAGTCCACATCCAAGCACTGAGACAACACCTTATCGATCAATGGGCAGCAGTAGTGACAGACAGGGAAGAGGCAGACGATGCCATAGCTATAGCAGCCACTACAATTGGCGACAAAGCTATCATGGTCTCCCTGGATAAGGACTTCGATCAGATCCCTGGCTGGCACTACAACTTCGTAAAGCGAACTAAATACTACGTAACGCCAGAGGAAGGCATGTTGTTCTTCTACCGCCAGATACTAATGGGTGATCGCATTGATAACATTGTCGGCCTCTACGGCATTGGCGAGAAGAAGTCAGCTAAGTTGTTAGAGGACTGTGTCACTGAGCAGGACTACTACAACAAGTGCGTAGAGATGTATGATGGCGACGAAGACAGAGTAATAGAGAATGGTAGGATGCTCTGGCTTAGACGCCACGAAGGTGAGATATGGGAGTTTAAAGGTGAGGAATAACGGAAGATGGACAGAAGCGCGTTTCCGTTCCTTCATTATCTCAGCATTGCGCGGCGCTCATGGTAAGTGGGGAGTCAAGCATGATGTTAAGAAGAAGTCGTGGGTAGAGCGTGGTAAGTACAAGTGCGCTGGATGTAAGAAGATAGGCGTATCTACACTACCACCACTAGAAGGACGTAAACGTAAAAGAAACAACGCAGCAGTAGATCATATAGATCCGGTTGTTAAACCAGAAGTCGGCTTCGTAGATTGGAACACCTACATTGACAGAATGTTCCTAGAAGCGTCAGGCTATCAGGTGCTGTGTTACAAATGTCATGCTGAGAAGACAGCAGACGAACGTAAGCGGAGAAAGAAATGAGAACAAGACTTGAAGAAATGGCCGATCAAGCTACAGCTTTCCACAAAAAATACCCAGAAGTGTGGGACAAGTTTGTAGAGTTCACGTTTGATCGTGTTGATAAAGGGTATACCAATTATTCCGTTAAAGCTATTTTCGAGCGTATACGTTGGGATATAGCAAACATAGGAGGTGACGGAGTTAGCGAGTTTAAAATAGGAAACAACCATCCTCCGTTTTACGCTAGACGTTTTATGAAAATGTACCCAGAACATGAAGGATTTTTTAGAACTAGGATTCAGAAAAGCGCTAGTGAACCAGCTAAAGGAATACTTTAATGACTAAGCATCTAGTAATACCAGACACACAAGTAAAGCCTGGTCAGTCCTTAGAGCATCTACGCTGGGCTGGTCAGTACGCAGCAGACAAGAAGCCAGACGTCATCATACACATCGGGGACCACTGGGATATGCCATCACTAAGCAGCTATGACGTAGGCACTAAGAGCTTCGAGGGTCGTCGCTACTTGCAGGACATTGAAGCAGGTATCGCTGGCATGGAAGAGTTCCTAGCGCCTATTAGAGAAGAGCAGAAGCGCTTGAAGGTTAACAAGCACAAGCAGTGGCGTCCACGTATGGTGTTCACCCTAGGCAACCACGAGAACCGTATAACACGCGCTGTAGAGTCCGACCCAAAGCTAGAAGGCTTGCTGAAGTTTGAAGACTTTAAGCTGGAAGAGATGGGCTGGGAAGTGTATGACTTTTTAGATCCTGTCATCATTGACGAGATTGCCTACTGCCACTTCTTCACAAGCGGTGTCATGGGGCGTCCAGTAAGCAGTGCTAAGTTGATGTTGCAGAAGAAATACATGAGTTGTATTATGGGACATGTCCAGGATAGAGACATAGCCTATGCACGTAAAGCTGACGGCACAAACATGCTGGGCTTGTTCTCTGGGATCTACTACCAACACGACGAAGACTACTTGTCACCTCAGACTAACGGAAGCTGGGCAGGTATCTGGATGCTAAACGAAGTCGCTAACGGTGGTTGTGACGAGTTACCAGTCAGTATCAACTACTTGCGAGAGAAGTACGGAGCTTAGGATGGCAGCTACATACTACGATATATTGGAAAAACTGGAACAGCTGGACGAGATAACGCTATTAGAGATCTTAGACATAACCTCTCAAGATATAGTAGCTAAGTTCAGCAACAGGATAAACGACAGGTTGTCAGAATTTCAAGAGGATTTTAAAGATGAGCATTAATAACGCAACACCACAAGACTGGGATAGACTACGCAAGCAAGCACCGGCCATTGAGCCTACAATAGATGAGGCAATGATGAAAGTCTATGTTGATATGTCGCGGGAAGAGCTTGAGGCGTACATCTTTGATGATGATGAAGACGTAGTGAACA